CAAGACTTCGCCAGCCAGGCCGATGAGACAAGCCACATGCTTGCTGACAACCAACTTTCCGAACTCAGCACGATTTCAGAGGAGGACTTGGCGAAAGCCCTTGTCAACCTAGGCGAGGATGAACGGCAGTTCACAGCTTTCAAAGCTGGCGACATTGATAGGATTCTCGACTTGCAGTTTGAAGGCGAGGCGAGGGAGCTTGGGAACGACATCACCGATAAGGTGCCACGCGAGAAAGAAGTCTGCATTGTTCCGATTGCCTTGACACTTGAGCAGGCTGCAAAGTGGGAGGAAATGAAGGCAAAGAACGTTGGAAAATCCGATAAGGCAATCTTCCTGAAAATGATCGGCCTATGATAACACCCTATTACGGAGAGCTATTATTGCAGCCAATCCCGATGGACATCGGTCTTAATTTCTGTTCGCACAAGTGCGCTTACTGTTTTGCGAATTTGAACAAGCCAGATCGAAAGGCAGCACCTCAGAGCATTGTCAATCTGCTGGCTGAATTTAACGACCGCGAGACGCTTGAAGCTAGACTTTTGCAGGAACGCTTTCCGGTGATGATGTCGAACAAGTGCGATCCGTTCGCGAACAGCAACTATCGGTTGACCTTGCAAATTCTCGAATTGCTGGCCGCGCTCAAGATTCCCGTGGCATTCCAAACCAAAGGCGGGCGTGGGCTGAAAGAGGCGCTGGATTTGATCGGCTCATCCGTCTTTTACGTCACGATCACCAGCAACGACGATGAGACGAGCCGACGAATTGAACCGGGTGCGCCTTTGATTTCAGAGCGGTTTGCAATGATAGCGATGCTGCGGGAGCGTGGGCACCGCGTACTTGTAGGAGTCAACCCTCTGGTACGGCAATGGATTCCCGACGTGAAAGCGTTCGCAAAACGGTTGGCTGTTGAGGGAGTGACGCATGTGTGGTCGGAAGTGTTGCACCTATCAAACGACCAAATCAAAGCCATGTCGCCTCGGGAGCGCGAAGCAATAGGCGAAGACGTAGAGTGCGAGGCGCTGGCTACGAACATCCCGCCCGCGTGCGTGGACTTCGCCTGTGATTTTATCGAGGTGCTGCGTGAGAACGGAATTGCCTTTGGCTGCAAACACTGGCCGGAGGAGTCGCACGTCATGGATATTTACGACCTTTACCCGAATCGGTTTCCAACCATGACGGGATGGACAGACCACGTTTGCCAGACGATGAAGCCTGGACAGGAATTCACCTTCCGCGAGTGGGCCGATTACATGCTGTTATCACTTCCAAACATTGAAGTGAAATCACTAAGTCATTACATCCATTCATGTTCGCGAACGCTGGGAAAGAGAATCCGCTTCAAAGACGTGGTGACATTTGACGACATTTTGAGAATCATCTGGGTGGAGAAAGAACATCGGATGAACCCGAGCCGAAGCCGTGCCTTCAAAAAAGTGTTCACTCTACGGGATGGAATTGACAAAATCTACAAGCTCGATTACGAAGGTTTGCCGGTGCGTTACTTCACCGGTAGGAAGATGGAGAGGGGGTGATAACGATGAAGATGCAAACGAATTACTCCGGTGGTTCAAGCTTTGCCGAGGATGTCGGCGGAAGCGACTAAACCATAGTTCAGCGCCGGCCAGGCGCGCAAAAGTCCTGGCACTGATTTTATGAGCAAAAAACAACAAGAGCAAATTCAAGCCGGACAGATTGCCGCCGCGCAACTCTGCGAGCTTACCGGCTACACCGACAGCACGCACCGGAAAGCTGCCGATGCTGGCTATTTCCCGAAGCCGGTGCGTGGCACCTACAACACTATCCTCACACTGCAAGGGCTGTTCCGTCGCGAGCGCGCCCTACGGGAGAAAGCCCGCGGCGGCATTGACGCTAAACGTGAGCGCAAGCTGGACAAGGAAATTGAGATTCTTGAATTGGACACCGCTGAGCGAAAGGCGGAGCTGCTGCCGGTAGAAGATGTGTACCAGCGGTTGCGGCCGGCGTGCGTGGCCATGCGGCAGCGCATTCTCTCATGCAGCATGATGGACGATGAAAAGGGCGACGTGCTGGATGACCTCGGAAGACTGCTGACTGACCTGCTGAGAACGCCTACGTCGGCGACGGAGACGCAAGCGACACCGGAAATTGAGCAAGCGGCAAGTGAATGACCTCTGATCACTACGCACTGCCCTACCTGCACCTGACGCGCCGGCTGCGCCCTGTCCTGACGCGACCTCCTAAACTAACGGTCAGCGCCTGGGCGGATCGCTACCGTTTCCTATCGCGAGAATCCTCTAGCCAGCCGGGTAAGTACCGTTGCTCCGTCGCACCCTACCAGCGCGAGCCGATGGACTCCGCCAACGATCCCACCGTCCAAAGCACCTGTCTGATGTGGGCTAGTCAGGTCACGGGGAAAACTGAGTGCCTGAATAACGTCGCCGGCTACTTCATTGACCTCGACCCTTCCCCCATTCTATTCGTCGAACCGACGAAGGAAATGGCAGAGTCGTGGAGTAAAGATAGGCTCTCGCCAATGCTGCGCGACTGTCCATGCTTCCGTGGCAAGGTCCGCGACCCGCGCACGCGCGATAGCGGCAACACGATTTCCAACAAGCTGTACCTTGGTGGTGACATCGCCATTGTCGGCGCGAACGCTCCTTCCGGCCTGGCCATGCGTCCGCGGCGGGTTGTGATTCTCGATGAGGTTGACCGATACCCGGCCAGCGCCGGAAGCGAAGGTGATCCATGTTTGCTGGCCATCCGCCGCACCGAGTCGTTTTGGAACGCCGTCATTTTCATGGTCAGCAGCCCGACCACGAAAGGCGCCAGCCGAATCGAGAAGGAATACGAGCAAAGCGACAAGCGGCAATGGTGGTGCCCGTGTCCATCCTGCGGACAATTCCAAGTCCTGAAATGGCGGCAAGTCCTGTGGGGCAAGCATCGCATCCAAAGCCTCATTGACCACGGCCGGCTGACCGCTGAGGCTGGCAAGTTGGCCAGCGAGACAGTGCCAACGGACGGATCCGATGCCGTTCTCGAATGCGAGCATTGCGCGGCGCACCTTAACGATGTCCAGCGCGTCAAGATGGTCCGGGCCGGCGAGTGGCGCGCCTCGGCGCCATTCCGTGGCAAGCGCGGCTACTGGCTGAATGGAATTTGCTCGCCGTTCCGCCACAAAAAAGGCTATCAGTCCGGGCTGCACCAGATGGCGGCCCAGGCGATGGAGGCGCTGAAAGGCGGCATTGAAACTCAAAAGACGTGGACTAACACTTTTCTGGCTGAGACATGGGAAGAAAAGGGCGCTCGCATTGAACCGCACTCCATTATGACCCGCGCCGAAAATTACACCACGGACAAGCTGCCCGCCGAGATTATCCTGCTCCTGGCCGCGGTGGACGTGCAAAAGACCTGGCTGCAAGTCGAGGTCATCGGCCTCGGGATGGACGATGAAACGTGGGGCGTTGAGTTCATCTCAATCCAAGGCGACCCGGAACAGGGCGAAGTCTGGCAAGACCTATCTGACACTCTCAGCAAGGGTTACACACGCGCGGACGGCCAGGCGCTTACCATCACAGCCACCGCGATTGACATGCGCCACAAGCCGACCCGCGTGCGTGAGTTTGTCCGCCGCGGTGGCATCGCCCGCGTGTATCCGGTTTATGGCGTGGCCGGAGGTCAAACCATGCTGGTGACGCACCGCTTCAACAAGGTCTATGCGCTCAGAACTTTCGCCGTGGATACGAAGATGGCGAAGGATAGCATCTTCGCCCGGCTGAACATTCAGACGCCTGGCCCGCGTTACATGCACTTCCCGACTGGGAGCGGCTACAACGAGGAGTATTACGCCCAACTTACCGCCGAGTCTCTGCACACGCATTTCCTGCATGGCTTCCCGGTGCAGGTCTATGAGAAAATCAGGGAGCGCAACGAGGCGCTGGACTTGCGTGTATACTTCCTTGCCGCCGTGGACATCCTGAAGCCTAACATGACGGCCATCGCGAAACGCATGGCGCGAGGTGCCAAACAAGAGGCACCGGTCACGCCCGCGAAGACATACGTTCTTAACCAACCGGCACCGGCCAACGCGTCGGAGCAACCTGTCCAGCCGTCACGTATTGATCTTGGACGGCCTGCAATTCAACCCAGGCAACGCATCCGAGTTGGAAGATGGTGACAATGTGAAAACCATTCTTGAAATCGTCGCCATCGTGTTTGCCGGATTCGTTTACGGTGCGGCAATGCTCCTTGGCGGCATCTGGTACGGTGCCGCGTGGTTATTCGCGAGGGCAAAAATCTAGTTAAACCGATGGCACCACACCGACAGCAACCAGCCGGGAGCGACCGCCGCAGTCAACCGTTGTTCTTTGCGTAAATGCCTCATCAACAACGTATTACATATACTCTATGCGTAAAGCTATTATTATCAACACTTTACAACGCAGGGTCCTTTATAGGTAAGTAAAGCACTCAGGTTACCCAACTCACCGAGGTCCCCTAGGGCCAGCATTTTCAAACCCGTTCCAATTCCAAAATGGTCGTCAAATCCTCGTCTGGGTGGGTGGATTTAGAACCTTATGATCTTATCAGTTTGTCTTGTGATATGCAGCAAACCTGCATGAACATTGGTCCAAACGCTGGTGTAAAATACTTTGCGATTTCTTTTGACAACGTGGGACACTTGTCCTATGTTGTGGGTATGAAAGAACAGAACATGAACGAATCAA